GGGCACGCGAAATATCCCGGCGATCTCCGAGCGGTTAAACTTGCGCGTTTCGAGAAGCTGCGCGTCCTCGGGGTTGATGGTCAACGGTTTGAACTTCAGCCCGTTTTCGAGGATGGCCACCCGGTGCGCGTTGTCCGTACCCTGGTACAGATCGTTCCACGACTTCCTGAGACGTTCGACGGCTGACGGGTCTTTGAAAAACGCGTCCGTCTCCAGCACGCCCCGAGGTGTCGCGTCATTGCTGAAGAACCTCCCGGCGTACTCACTCGCCGCTATCCCCTGCCCGATGGCCTCCGCCGCCACCCGGACCACGGAATGACCTCTTAGACCGTCAAAACCCAGCCCCGGGACGTGGAACAGTTCTCCCCACAGGAACGTCCGGCTGGTGCCGTCCTTCATCGCCACGTCATATACGAGTTCCCCTGTGGTGAGGACCTTCCTGGGTGTGACCGTGGACGGGTCGAGGAACCAGAGCGCCGCCACCCTGCCGGCGTTGTCCAGGTCGATGAGGGCGTAGGCGTTGCCCCAGAGAGCGAGGCTCGCGGTGACGGCCTCCCAGAACGAGAACGCCGTCTGACGCGGATTCGGAGCGCTGTGCAGGAGTGGATAAAGATAATGGTCAGCGGCCTCCTGCCTCCCGTCCCCTTTGCGCCGGTAGATTTTGAGCGGCAACTGCGCTACTGACTCCGAGAGAACGCGCACGCAGGCGTAAACGGCACTGAAACGCATGGCCTTTTCCTCGGTCACTGCGTTTCCCGCCAGAGAAGCGCCCGTCAGTATGCGAACGATCTCGGCTTCCGACGGGTGTCCTCCGGGGTACAATCCCCGCCGGAAAATGTCTTTTATTTGCGCGAAAACGCTCTTTTTCAGGGTTTTCACCTCCTTTTTTGCAATAAAAAAGCCGCCTCCCGAAGGAAAGCGGCTATTGTTTTTTAGAGGGCAAGGCCCGCTACGCAGTCCCTGCCCGAAGCCCCATGGCCGTAGCCAATGGGGGGCCGCAGGGACAAAACCCCGCGGGGTCATAGTCAGAGGGTCAATATCCCCCTCGATTCATAGATCGACGGCTCGTCGCGGAACTCCAGCATGGTGGCGATGGCGGTTATTAGAGCAACTGCCGGGTCTATCCTCTCAGTCGCCTTGTCCTTTGCCGGTTTGATATTTCCCGCCGGGTCTTGCGTGATCATTACATTGTCCATAGCCCAGGTGAGCACGGGGTTATTGTTGTGCCGGAGGTACCCGCCGAGCACAAGCCGCTCCAGTTCCTTGCACGCCGGGCTCATGGTCTTGTACCCCTGCCGGATCTGCACCACCGGCACGCCGTCACCTTCGAGGTCGATGGCCCACTTTGTTGCGTTCCATGGGTCGTACCCCACCACCTCCAGGTACGGGAAAGCGGCCTTGAGATCCTGCGCTATGGTGCGCCGGATGTAGTCGTGGTCGATGACGTTCCCGTCCGTGGCGGTGAGGTACCCGTCCCGCGCCCATGCGTCGTATGGCACCCGGTCCCGGCGAACCCTTGCCGCGATGTTGTCGCCGGGTACCCAATTAAACGAGAGGACGTGGACCCTGTCTTCCTCGTCCGGCTCGAACACCAGGGCGCAGGAGGATATGTCGGTCGTGGTGCTCAAGTCCACGCCAGCCCAGCATTGGAGGTCTGCGAGCTTCGAGAGGTCGAAGTCCTCTCCGCACTCGCGCCATTTCGACATGTCGAGCCAGCGGGTTTCCTGAGTGGTCCATTGATTCAGATACAGCCGCCGGAACGTGTTCTGGTATGCGGGGATTTCCTGGGCGCGTTTGCATTCCCGCCGCAGGAAGTCAAGTTTTATTGACACCTCAAGATTAGGATTCACCTTGCGCCATACTTTTTCGTCCGTCCATTCGTCTCCCTCGTCGGCGGCGAATATGAGCGGGAAAAATGTTGGATCTTCAACCACGCCGTCAATGATTTTCTGCGCGTAGTCATGCAGCTCCCAGCAGATCGAATTGCGGTCGTACCCCGCCGTCGTGATCCCGAGCATGAGCGGTTGTGTCCTCGCTCCCATGGAGGTCGAAAGCACGTCCCAGAGGTCGCGGTTGGGAGCGCTGTGAATTTCATCGTAAATGACGGCGTGTGCGTTGAATCCGTGCTTCGAATATGCTTCCGCGCTGATCGCCCGGTAAAAACTCGCGGTCTCGTAGAATACGATCCGCTTCTGAGAGTCGATGATTTTGCACATGTCGGAGAGCACCGGGTCATTGCGGACCATATACGCAGCCGCGTTGAATACGAGGGATGCCTGCTCCCTGTCGGCCGCTGCGCTGTAAATCTCCGCACCGGGTTCGTTGTCTCCGAACAACAAAAAAAGCGCGATGGCGGCGGCCAGTTCAGACTTCCCGTTTTTGCGCGGGATCTCCAGGTATGCGGTCTGATATTGTCTCAGCCCGTCGCCTTTGACGCGCCCGAAGAGTTCCTTCAAAAACATCTTCTGCCATTTTTGCAACAAGAAGGGCTTGCCTGCCCATTCGCCTTTCGTGTGTGTCAGCCGGGCGATGAATTCAATCGCCCAGTCTGCCTTTTTGCGTGAAAACATGGAATCAGCCTATCTTCGAGCGAAGTTTGGAGGCGAAGTCGTCTTT